ATCTGCTTCCAACTAATCTGAGCAGTATCACTAATGCTTATGTCCATTTTGCTCACCCTCTACAGGAAAACAATTGATGTTGGCGGCTACTGTCCTTCGCTCACCTTCCCCCTGAAAAGGGTAAACCATGTGCTGCATCCAACTAGGAAACATATATAGCCTACCCACCTGCGGCCTGACTACGACATTCTGCGTAGGCTTGAGCCGTTCTCTATCCCATGAGCTGCTCTGTCCATAGTTGAAACAGAGACAGCCATCGCTTTCACCAGAGGCGTTATACAGCCCGTACTCTTGCGATCCCGGCCTTGGCCCCTGAACTATCTGTGGCGGCACCTTAGTCCATGTCGTACAGCTAATACCCATCACAGTCTTCGTGCCGTGGTCATGTATCGGGTTGTAGTCGCCCTCGTAGCTGTGCACTGACCATAACTCATCCATTTCCACGTTTCTGTTGCCGTCCAGCGACTGACCAGATTGGGCCATAAACTGGTTAATGTACGTTACGCCCATCTCACACAAGAAATTAGAAAACGGTGCCAGCCTTGGATCTTCGTGATCCATCACAAGCTGCTCACCTGTCTTAATCTGACCAACCAGCGTGTGCGCTGCGCTGACCTTATCGTTTTGCGTGACTAGCTCATCAAGGTAGTCGTTACACGACTCAACAAACTCTGTCGGGATGTCCAACTCCATCAGGAACACTGACGGTAGCGGGTGCATCTGAAACTGTATTTCAGCCATTTACGACTTCTTCAGTCTTCTCTTCCTCGCCTTCTTCGTCCTCTTCTGGCTCAACGAGTTGCGCGTCAGCTTGTACCTTAATCTTCATCATCAAAGGCCAAGTGCCTGACTTACTTGGCATATCGCCCAGTATCGCTAGGATTGCGTTGATCTCGTTTTCTTCTAGGCTAATTTGCACGGTCTATTTTTCCTTATGGTGTATATGCTTTTGCGGCTGTTACAGCACTGTCGATAGCGGTGAAGTCTTCTGACCCCCAATCGCCTAGCGCCTTGCCGTACTCTAGGTATCCAGAGCTACGCAGCACACGTTCCTGCTTCTCAGCACCTGTGAGGCCGTTGCCAAACTCGTTGTTTGCATCCAGCACACTGGTGATGACATTCGCGCCATCTAGCATGGCTTGATACATCTTGGCTTTTTCTTCGTCGGTTCTTACTTCAGACATAATGTCCTCCTTATGATTCTAACGCGGCGACACGCGCTGTTAATGCAGTGATAATTGCGTCTTGATCTTTGATGGCTTTGACAAGGATGGGCACAAACTTTTCATACTGAAGACCATACTGTTTTCCATCGTTTGATAGCGATACCGTAAGGTTTTTCTTAGCAGCGGCGGTATATCCAGCAGCTTCCTCAAGATCACGCACGGCTTGTGCCTTGAAGCCAACGTCCATCCAGTCTTCTTTGTGCGTACCATCTGGCGTTTGTGCGGTCAGATCGTAATCGTCAGCATACTTATCGCCATATTTGGAACGCTTATCCCAGTAGTAGGTGACAGGCTCTAAAGCCTTAACAAAGTCCAACCCGAGGTCTAGGTCAACGAAGTCAGTCTTATCACGCTCGTCAGATGCAGCTACAAAAGAAACCTGAATATGCGCACTTGTAATATTTTCATCACCTAGATGAATTTCATTACTGTGAGTAGTTACAACACCACCGGGGCTTCCTGACCGCCCTGAGTCATGGCCTAAACATAAGTTATTAGAGCCACTTGTAATATTAAATCCGGCGGCAGACCCCAAAGCAGCATTATCGTTACCTGTTGTAGCACCACTATTCCCCAAAATAGCGCTTTTGCCTACCGCGACATTGTTTGATCCCGTTGTTATCTGACTACCAGCGTCACCCCCAATGAGCGTGCAATTGACTCCCGTGGAAATATCTGATCCCGCTGCATAGCCGACTGCTACGTTATTAGTGGCGGTGGCTGTTGTTTGTTGTTGAGCCTGCAAAGCAGAGCGACCTATAGCAACATTTCTTGTACCAGCTTGCTCATTACCTAAAGCCGCATAGCCCACCGCCACATTAAAGTCTGCTGTTGTAAGAGCATCACCCGCAAGACCGCCGATGAGAGTGTTCTGGGTTCCCGTGACGACATTTGTGCCTGCGTTATAGCCAACTGCGACGTTGTATGAATCTGTTGCTGTAGTGAAATTTTGCGCGTTAAGTGCGGCCCGACCAACAGCTACTGATTTACTGCCTAGCGTATCTGTTGATAAAGCGGCGTAACCCACCGCTACGTTATGGTCAGCATCATCTAAAGCATCGCCTGCCGACGCTCCCAACAAGGTATTTTGAACCCCCGTGGTAATTGATTCACCTGCACTCCTGCCGACTGCCACATTGTATGCATTCGTAACCGTAGAAAAGGTTTGAGCAGTAAGTGCTTGATAACCTACTGCTACGCTATTTTGTCCAGCAACATCTGTGCTTAATGCTAGATAACCTATTGCTACATCGTTATTTCCTGTCGTTTTGGCATCACCAGCTAGAGCGCCCAAGAGGGTATTTTTAACTCCCGTCGTGACTTGCCTGCCTGCACCACCGCCCACCGCCGTATTGTACGAATCAGTGGCTGTAGTGAAGGCTTGATTCTCTAAAGTTTTATAGCCGATAGCAGTGGACTGACTTCCTAACGTATCAGCGGATAACGCTAAATACCCCACCGCCACGTTAAGGTCGGCATCAGTCAGGGCGTCACCAGCAAGGGCGCCAACAATTGTGTTTTGTATTCCAGTGCTAATGTCCCTAGCCGCTGATCTACCTATAGCTGTGTTGTATGCTTGTGTGGCTGTTGGGAAGTTTTGATCCTGTAGCGCCACATTTCCTATGGCAACGCTGCCACTACCTTTAGTGTCTAGGCTCAAAGCGTTTAAACCAACAGCTACATTGTCATTTCCGACAGTAAGTGCGTCACCCGCATTGGCACCAATTAAGGTGTGGCCTGTTCCCGTTGTGACAGCTAGGCCTGCGCTATGACCAACTGCTGTGTTGTTAGAATCCGTAGCTGTTGTAAAGTTTTGACTAGCTAAAGTATCTTGACCAATAGCTACGCTTTTTGACCCTAATGTATCTGTAAATAACGCATCCCGTCCGACAACTGTATTTTCTGATCCAGTCGTCAAAGCGACACCTGTACGCGCTCCCAAGAGGGTATTTTTAACTCCCGTCGTGACCGCCGTGCCTGCCTGATAACCAACCGCCGTGTTAAAAGAATCTGTAGCTGTACCGTAATCTTGTGTTTGTAGTGTTTGAAACCCTATAGCGGTTGATTTACTACCCACAGTATCTGTAGTTAGAGAAGCTCGTCCTATAGCGACGTTACCACCACCAGTAGTCAAAGCATCGCCAGCTTTACCACCAATAATTACGTTCTCAACACCTGTCGATATAGATAAACCTGCATCATAGCCGACAGCAACATTATAGTTTGTGCTGTCATTATTTTGAGCTTTGAGAGAACGGTAACCCACAGCGACAGATCGGGTTCCTGTATCTTCTGTGCTTAATGCTTCAAAACCGATGGCAACATTGTCATCACCCGTAGTTAAGGCCGTACCCGCTTCATCGCCCACAACCACGTTGTAGTTGCCGCCAGAGGTAATGCTGTTGCCTGCGTTGACACCTGCGCGGAAGTTAGATGTGCCTGCGGATGCGGTGATTAGATCCGCGCCATCTTCTAGCGTTGTGTCGCCTGAGATCGTAACGGTGCCGTTGAAATCCATTGCCGTAGCAGTCAGATCAATCTCATCTGTAGCACCCAGCGCCAAGACCGTCGCACTTGAGCCTTGTATGAACTGGCTCGCATCGTTGAACATGATCTTGTTGGTGCTGTTCAGCGTTAGGCCAGAACCGTCTGTGTGCGTCAGGGTTGTGTCGTCATCAGCACCAAAAGACAGTATCGCCCCATCATGCTGTAATTCTAAATCTTGAGTAAGCGTTATGTCTCCATCAGCGCCTATAGCGATAGCGTTTGTATCGCTAGCAGACCCAATGTTTCCAGCATCAGGGATAACTATGTTGCCGCCAGTGGTCATTAAACCAGCGCCAGTGTAAGTGCCTGATACATCTAAATTAGCGTTTAGATCCACTAGCGTGGCGTTAAGTTCGATTTCGTCTGTTGCATTAATATCTAAAACTGTTGCGCTTGGGGCATTAATGAACTGAGAAGCATCATTGAACTGAATAGCCATCGTGCTGTTAAGCAATAGGCCGGTATCTGCGACGTGCGTAAGAGTTACGTCATTATCTGCACCAAAACCTAATACAGCAGCATCGCTATCTAATTTAAGATCGTTACTAACAGTGACAGCCGTAGACGCATTTAGATCAATCGTAGCTTCGCCATCAACACGCAATACGCCATCGCTAGATTGCTGTACAAAAGAAGCGGCATCCCCAAAAGTTAGTTTATTCGTGCTGTTGAGAGTAAGGCCCGTTCCATCCGTGTGGGTCAGTGTCGTGTCACCATCCGCACCAAACTTAATAAGAGAAGAATCTGAAGTAAGGTTTATATCGTCCCCTACATTCAAATCGTCTGTAATTGTTAAATCATCTCCAATGGTGAGGTCGCCATCAATGACTAAATTACCAGCAAGCTCAAGGTCGTCCATCTCGTAAACAACCGCACCAGAACCTGCCCCATCTGTAGCTACAATTTTGGTTTGCCCTGCGGTTATAGCTACATTAGCTCCAGAGCCTTGAGTAAGGGTAAGCGTTGCGGAAGTCTCGTTCCGCATTATCCAAGTATGCGATAACGTGTTAGGCGCTAAAGTAACTGTGCAGGCTTGTCCGCCGCCGGTAAGTCGCAAGAAGCTAGAACGAAACTCATCTGCTACGCCATCAGCCATCGTAATGGTATGTGTGCTGGCATTAGCAATAGCCTCTGCTCCCACACCCATAGCATTACCTATCAACTCAAGGTTGGTATTCGTACTGGATCCCCATGTGCCTGATTCATCACCAGTGGCAATCTCTTTTAGCCGTAAATCGTTAACGTAAGTTGCCATTTATCTTCTCCGACTTTTCGTCTTAGGCTTTGGCTTCTTGATAGACGCCACATGCTTCTTGAGCGTTTCAGCTTGCTTTTTGTGAGTATTAGAGGCTTTCTCTAAACCCTTAATAACCTTGTTGACCTTGCGTACCATTACGCTACCTCTTCCCAATTTGGAGTCTGACTCGTAGATACACTTGAGTAACTTGGTGTCTGACTTGTCGATATAGTTGAATAATTTGGTGTTTGGCTGTCCGTAATCACAGCCCAACTCGGTGTTTGACTTGTCGATATAGTTGAATAATTTGGTGTTTGGCTGTCATCTATAATACCCCATACCAATACTTGAGCCGCACTCCCAGTACCTTCAACGCCTGTAACTTCGGCTCCAGCACCTCCTGCAATCGTAACTGTACCAACACTACCATCTGCCTGCACGCCTGTAATAGGAACAACATTTTGTGTACGAGTCGTAACTGAGCCAATAGACCCAGTAGCTGCCACGCCTGTAACGCTAACAATCGCACCACCTGTGACGGTAGCTGAACCAATAGACCCAGTAGCTGCCACGCCTGTAACTGAAAACGTGACTCCTGTGCCTTCAGTAACTGTAACTGACCCAATCGACCCTGTGCTGGAAACGCCTGTGACGGTGACATTTGCGTCTGCACTAACTGTAACCGAACCAATAGCGCCTGTACCCGCAACACCTGTAACATCAACAGGATCGGGTTGCCCCCAAGAGCTTTCACCCCAAGTGCCTCTGCCCCAGCCGGTGACATTTGCCATGACTTAGGCAATACGAATGATTGCGTTACTAGCATCTGCGGTTGGAAACGAGATAGTAAAATCACCAGAGGTAGAAGTTTTATCTCCACCAAATGCTAATGTGCAAACAGCTTTGTCTGACTGAGTATCGTTATAGATCAATGCACCGTTTGCGGTGATGGTGCTCGAACTGAACGTAAGGTTAGCAAAATCGCAAAACGCCGTAGTTCCTGACGTTGTAGGCGTTACGCTAGTTAACGCTGCACCTGCCGCTGTATACCCTGTACCAGACACTTCGTTAGACGTTGAGTAAGCAGTAGTGCTTGCGTCCAAAGAAGCCGAACTTGTGTATAAAGCTAGCTTGAACGTATTGCCAGAAGTGGCAGTAAAATTATGTGTGCCCACAAGTAATTCTTGCTTAAACGATGTGCACATAGCCGTCGATATAGCCATCACAAACTCCTAATTATGTCTGCCATGTCTTTATGACCTTGGCGTTCTAACTCTGCAATAAGAGTTGTTCTATCGCTCTTTACTGCTTCTTTTATGTAGTGCAAAGCCGTGGCTCTGACCGCTTCTTTGAATGCTTCTGCCTGCTGTGCTATTACAGGGTGGCAGCTATTACCAACACTTACAATTTTATCTGCCGCTACTTGTGCCCAAAACTCAGGATCGTGCCCCTTGTTCTCTGTAGTGGCTACGGAAACATTTCCTACTTCTATCTGCGGAGCGCGTAAAAACACGTTACATCACCTGCATTCGCGTTTGTCCTGAACGATAGGTGTCAGACCGTAGTTTTCCATCACCTAACGTCTGAAGCAGTACCATAGAAGCTGCATAAAACTTGTCATACATAGCCACCATGTCAGGCTCACCTTTCATAAATCGTATAGCTTCAACCAAAGCACCGTTCAACAGTGCAGAATCAAACTCATCTCCAAGATAAGTGGTGGTTGCAGTAACAATGGACTCAGGGTAATACCCGTAATGCAACTCAAACGTATAATTTGAATCGGGTGTTGGGCCTAATATAAACGCATCGTCGTTAAAAATGCCGTAATGCTTTGGTAGCCCTGTAGTAGCTGCAACAGGGTACGCCTCACGTATAAAATTAACGTCTTTATTCAGTAAAAAATGATAGTTACTACTACCATCTACTACTGCAATGCTATACACGTACAAAAAATCAGTAGGCACTGACAAGTATTTGTTATTGGAAGCGGCGGTGCCAGTAACATTCTTACGTAACGCAGGTAGTTGCACAGCGTTATATATTTTCTGTTCTGCCTGTTGCGTAAACATAGCGAGCTGGGCATCGGTAAACGTAAGCTCACAAATGTCTTCAATGTTTGTTTTTAGCTCGGTGTAATTCATGTTTTACGCCATAGGGCCACGGGCCATAAGCCCTTTTGTAGCAGCGCCTGTACCACGAACTTTGATTCCAGTGGTCTTAACACCTTTCATATCAGGCTTAGGTGCTTCTTTTACTTCTTTGATTTTACTGTCTTTTTTCATAACTGTACTCTAAGTTGTTGTCACCGTCACTGTTCCTATTTGACCAGTTGCTACTAAGTCATTAGGAGTTAATCCGAAAGGGTCATCCCCTGCACCCACAGGGTTCCATCCCCATTGTATCTGTCTACTGCTATTTTTACCCGCTTCACCTAAACTTCTATCAGGGCGTGGGTCTCTAATAGCTTGTGGATCATCTACTGGAAACTCACCTAACTTTAACTGCGGGTGGTCTGGACTCCAACATTCTGGGCATGCTTTTAAGTTCGTATCTTGCCCTTTACGTATTAAATTTTTTAACTCACGTAGCCTGAACTGAAACCCACAAATGTCGCATTCAGCAATAGCTCTTTTAGTAGATGCGAACCTATTAGACATAACTCATGCGCGGTACAAAACGTGCAGCCGTTTTTGTCCTATCCTCTCCTGCTGCCAACGCAAACTGTTCCTCGTACACTTCTTTTAGTAGCGGTATACGTGGAGCTAAATCTGGATCTTTCATAGATATGTGGTACGCCAAACCAGCCACTAGACAAGGAAGGAATCTAAAGTTCATATCGGCAGTTTCTACACCGCTTCCTGCATCTTGGATACGCCGCATACGATAATACTTGAATATGTACTCGTCGTTTTTATCGGGTACAGGCCACACGTTGATCTTAGGGTTATCTCTAAGACGTTCTACGTAAACCTGAATCGGCCTACCTTCTGTTAACTTGTTAGGTATGGATGCGTATGTACTAACGCTAATACGACTTATGGTCAGATCAGACTGCGTGGTGGTGTTTCCACTGTTTGTTCGTATGACTTGCTCTAGCAGGTCAATAGTATCGGCAGGCAAATCATACTGACTTGTACCCTTAACCATCGTCACAGTGCCTTCGTCAATCGTCCACAAGTTGATACCACGATTCTGCCACTCAATGGTCATCAGATTCATAGAGCGTCTAGCGGTGCGTAAGTCATACCCAGAACGCATTTCACGGCCCGCACGCTCCCACGCTTCTTCAGCGATCTCCGTGAAGTCCATATCAAATGCTGTTGTTCCAGATGTTGTCATGGCCTATTACCTTGTACGTACAGCGTCTTCTTTCTACGCTTGTTCATTACTGCGCCACAGCCTTTGTGATTTGCGCGTATTGGGCCACCAGCTTTCGCTGTTTTAACCTTGGCTTTGGGAGTATTAGATACTACCTGCTGCCCTGTGGCACCTGCCTTTTTCTTCTTACGCGCTGTGGTAGCACGTTCAGACTGGCTCAGTGACTGTGCTTTAGCTTTAGGTAAGCAGCGATCTGGGTTCTTTTTGTCTTTCGACGTGCCGCACGGCCCTTTGATCTTGCCATCGGTGCCAATACGAACCCACTGCTGATCCCGCCACTGTTTAAGCTGACCCATTACTTACTCTTCTTCTTGCTGCCCTTAGCATAGTTAGGGTCTTTGCAATACTTAGAAGCCGCCATGTTCGCATAAGCAGACGGGTAGGTATCAAACGTACGCTTGGCCCACGCTTTGCCTTTCGGGCAGATCTTACCGCCCGACTTCACCTTACCGCCTGACTTATAATAACGTCTCATCGCATCTTCGA